TCCTGATCTATAAAATGTTCAGCTAGTATTTTATAATCAAGTATATCTATCTCTCGAGTAAATGCAAACTCTATAAACCTATCTAGTATACTTTGTTTAACTTTTTTATTCATTTTTTCTCCTAACTTGATACTTATATTAAAGAGGAGGGTAATGAGAGCCTCGTGATTTCCACACAATTTGAGTCACTTTGGCTGTAAGTGCGCTGCGATTATTACGCCGACACTCATTACCTTTTGTACGACTAAAAAGGATCTTCTTCTTCATCAACTTCTATATGAACTATTAGATGTTGAACTCCCCATTTTGAGTTATATGGCCATATTCTTATCAGGCAATCTTTACCTTCAATTTTATTCCATCCTTCCCATAATGGGTCATTGTATCCTTTTGTAGGGTTTAATCCGCTTTTATAAGCTTTTTTATTCTTATTTACTATAAAACTTCCTATTTGCTTTCTTTTCTTTTCCATTATGCTCCTTTATATAGAGGAACTTTCCGTCTATATATTTGCACTTATACCTTATTTCTTGGTACTGAATCAGTTGTTCTAGTGGGTCCTTCTTCATTTATTATTAATCTCCAAAGTTATGGAAGCCATCAGCTTTACCTGTTTTATGTAACATATTCCTTTGCGTTCGTCCACGGGACTTGCCCATGAGGCTCTTCGACTTATAGGACCAGTTACTGACTTCCAAAGTTATAGGGTATAGCGGCGCGCATTTAATCATGACTATACCCTAATTATGGGGGGATGCTCTTTTCGACGAGAAATTCTTCTAATAGCGTTCAATTTAATATAATCAGTTAAATTAACTTTACCATTAGTTTAGCAACATCCCCCAATGTTCTGGGGAGCACTCCTGCCTAGGAACCAGCTCTGGCTCCCCTTCGTTAACGCAATTATGCAAGCTTCCAGCAATGACATTTTTTGCCATAATTACCAGCTTTAAGAGTATCTGTTTTCTCTAGCATACCTTCACTAGTTAAATCAGATATAGCTCTTCTAATACTAGTAATTGGAGCTCTCATTCTTAGTTTAGCTTTTATTTCAAATGGAGTAAGCTCTTCTCCAGGATTATCTCTAAAGTATTGCAATATAGCTCCACTTTGAGTCTTAGCAGTTTCTCTAGACTCCTGAAGAGTTTCTCCAGTTTCATTGTTTGTATTATAATACATACAACCTCCTATTCATACTTAGTTATTTTAACATTATCTACTTTTAATTGAACCTTAAGCTGCTCTTTCTCTCTGTTCTTGGTACTACTTACTTGTAACATTTCTATCAAGCCAGCACTATTCTTTAGAGGATTAATTGAAAGAAGCTTATTTGCGTTATAAGCTATTCTAAATGATCCCTTAGCTGAAGCTATATTCATACCTTCTGCGAAAGCATTCTTAGATATCTCACTTACTGCAAATACTATTAGGTTATGCTTAACCGCAAGTTCCATTAAAGCTTGAGAAGCTTCTTCAACCTTTCTATTATTATCTTCATACTTAGATTTAAATAAACCCATATGGTCTACAATAACAAGTTCAGGCTTTTGAGGCTGCATTAGAATCCTTTTCTCTAATTCATATGGATAACATGTAGAGTAATCAACTGTAAGCCAATCAAATCTTTCTGTCATACCATTCTTTCCTGCAGCATAATGAGCTTTTAGTTGATCTTCTGTCCAACCCATCTCTATCATAATGAATCTAGACCATATTTGCCTAGGACTCATCTCCATTTCCATAAAGTATGTGGGTCTCTTAAGGTCAACCATCCAGTTTTGCAATAACATAGTCTTCATTGAAGCTGGTGGAGCTTGTATTATAACTACCTCACCAGGATATATAGGGAAATCTTGTCCATATATACTACCTACATTTATAGCATTTATATCGCTCTTAAAGAAGTCAACCAATGCATTCTCCATATCTTGAGGAGTCATGGTAGATTGAGATTTTTTAGCTTTATATAACCTACATGTATTCTTGCAAAATGAATCCATTACAGGATCAGCACATCCGTATCTATATCCAGCACCAGCATGACCGTCATAAGCACTATTTATTATCTTATTCATTTCTTGCTTTGTGAATCTAGATTGGCCCTTATCTACTTGTTTTCTCCAGTGCTCCATTATAGCATGCACACTTTCCTCTGGATATAACCATCTAAACCAAGCTGCTAACCTTAATGCTACCATATGTCGCTTACCAGTAGGTGTATTACCTAGCATATTAGATATACAGGGGTAATTTACTGGATCTGCAGACCTTCCATGAGATATAACTGTATCTTCATCTGAGTTATCTATCTCATCAAAACCTACATTTAGATCAAATACTGCATTTTGAGCTTTAAACATCTCTCCATCAGGTAAATCCTGAGGCTTCCAAGCAAACTGGGTAATACTATCTACATCCCAGTCGTCTTCAAATGTAGATTCAGGATCAACTGGTAACCATACCTTATATAACCCTGATTTTGTATTCTTTGTATTAGGAACCCTGATTATTCTTGTTTTATCTGTAACAGAAGGATCAGCGTATTCCCATAATTTATACTCACCTAATATCTTTTTTACCTTAAAGTGTAAATTAACATCAGGCTTCCATCTAAAGGATTTACTTGATATGTGCAAGTGAAACCCTGTGCCACTAAAGTATACATAGTGCAGCACTTTTAAATTGTTAAGCAAACTTATCAATTTAACTAACTTGTTATAAGCGTCATCTATATTGCTTCCATCGATATCAAGTATAAATTCGTCAGGGATGTATATCTTACCTGTATAACCAGATAAAGTTTTCTTTTTGCCAAAATAGTCTTTTACTTCATCATCATAGTCATACAATGACATAAAAGTATTGCTATCTAAGCCGACCCATTCGGATAACTGATTAGAATCTTGGAAATAATGACGTCTACTTAATCCAAAAGCAAACTCTTTTATCATTTTTTCTCCTCGTACTGTTTAATGCCTTCTATCAAGAAAACTCTAGCTTGCATCGATACACTTCTATGCTCTTGCTTTGCAATTTCCTTTAATCTATCTGCCAATTTTTTTGAATCATCCATTCCTGCAAATAGACCTCTAAACTCATAACCAGAAGCTTTTTTCTTTGTTTTTGCCATCATTTTCTCCTGTCTTGTTGCATTATTAATGTATATATCCACCAGCATTTACCATTATTGGAATGTTTTAATGCTAGCTCCTTTTTTGTTTCATGAAATTTCTTTATTTTTTTAGACATGCTTCTCCTCTAAAGTTTTGAGAGAGAGGCTCTGCTTGGGTCAAGCCCCCTGTTTCACCTCTCTCTCTTGTCTCCCCCGACAATATTACTCAGGTATACCAAATACGTCATCAACTTCTGAGGTTCCACTAGAAACTTTAGTAGCGATGTAATCATTATAGTATTTCTCAGCTCTGCCTTTCCAATACTCGATATCTTTCTCATTGAAAGACTCTATAGCATTCTCAAAGACCGTAGGGGCAGGTTGTGTAAGAACTCTATAATATTCTCCATCTTTATATAGATATATATTAAGAGCTTTACCTGCTAATTGACCTGGAGAATCATCTAGTTTGACAACTTTAGTACCGTCATCACCTTCTAGTGCTTCCGTTAGGCCAGCATTTGCAAAGCGAAATAATCTGCCAATAGCAAATTCTTCTCCATCTTTACCTTTCTTAGCGTATACACGCATATTTAGGCTTTCAGGAAAATCTTTGAAATGAACATCGATAAACTTTGTCCCTTCCCATTCACCATATTTGGCATTTGTTACTTCTACTGTGTTCCATCCAGCGTTAAAGCTTCCGCCTCCACCACCAGATTTAATCGTTAGTGTTCTCACGAGCACCTCCTTGTTTTATTGTTTGCAAACTTAGTGTTTTACCACTTCCTGGGGAACCAATTATTAATATCTTGGCACCCTCAAAACCTTTCTTTTTTGCTGCTTCAATAACTAATTGATAGTCTTGAGGCATTTGTGCAGGCAATGAATTAGTTCTATCTTTAGCGTGATCATATGTCTCGCATCTTTTAGTAATCCATTCATATTTTCTTTCACCAGCATTAGTTTTAGTAGTTTTGGTGTAGAAAACAAAATCAAACCATTTAGATATATCTTCTTTAGTTGATCCATCTATATATGGTATAACTTTATTGCCTTCATCCATAGATTGTATCTTAGAGTGACAATTAAGTATCACTAGGCCTGGTATCCTACTAACAAATTCTAAGGCTGAGTCTAGCTTATTTTTAAGCTGTCCCCATCCTTGCAATTTCATCTTACCATCCTTATCAGATATGCTTCTCATGAACTTTTTAGATAATTCAGAAAAAGTATCAAGAACAACGCCATTTATTTCTAAACCATTTCTGGGGGCGACTACAACTCTATCTTCTGTTATATCTAAATCTCCAATCTTTACCTCTACTTTCTTAGATTCTTGTTTATAAATCTTTCCAATAGTAGACTGGAATTGATCCCAACTAGTGGGTTCTAAGCATGGATATCCAAATAGACTCTCTATGTCTTTTTTAGATCCCAACGATTGTGAGCCATGCTCTAAGTCAAAGTATAATAACTTCATTGATTCTCTCCTTATATTTGAGGGGTTATAATGTATTAATTTATTATTACTTATGCAAGTAAAATTCGGAGCTTTCTGGTCAACCACACGCCACCCACCCCAGACTGTTTACTGGGCCTAAGCCTTGTCCGTTGTGAAAGCTCCAAATCGAGTGTGCTGTACATTCAAGGAACATGAGATTTCATGCAAGAATGTACTATTTTATCTCTATCATCATAGTAGGAAAATTGAAAGACACTTCATTATCAAATGGTTGTCCTGTTATCAACTTTCTTATAGTATTAACTATAAAGCTTCCAGACATATTAGAGCAGTAGCTTGTAGCTTTAGCGCTGCAAGGTTCTGGATCTCCATCTTTGTCTGAATACCATGACTTGAGATATCTCTCTAGCGAGATTTTATTGTATGTATATTGTTGATAGTGTTCAGCACCCATTCTACCATCTATCATAGCATAAGGTAATGACTTTCTACCTTTATGGACTATTCTAGTTACAGCATCAAGTCTGCTAGCCATACTATCAAAACCTAAAACAACTATGTCAGGTCGATCAGATTCCCACCAATCTTCAAATTTGCAGGACATTGTTATTACTTTTGCTTTAGGGTTTATTAATTTTATGTGATCTTTTAAAGCATCTACTTTATTTTTGCCTATATCTGTTGTAATGTACTGAGATACTCCGACATTCTCTATCTCTACTTTATCAAAATCACATAGTACAAACTCTTCAGCTCCCATTCTAGCAAGCTGAGTGGCTGTGGAGCTGCCAATAGCCCCACAACCAAGTATGTGATAAGTAAATTCATTAATATTATTTACTATATCTTTATATCTTTCATTAAGCATTTAATGGTCCTCCTATATTATCTATATCAATTACTGCAGTTTGCTCTCTTTTATAGAACAAATCCAATATAGGTTCATTATCTAATGTTAAGAAATCTAAAGGATTACCCATAAGAACCTTATCCATTAAATCTTTTTCTGGCCATAAAACAACTCTCAATTTAGGGGAGTTGTTACCTTCAAGCCTCCTAAGTGTCTCATTAAACTCATTGAATGCTTTTTTATAAACAGCATAAGTCATAGACCCTTCTATAAAGGCAGAATTACCTTCATCAAGCTTGTCTGCTAGAAAAGCGACAGGATTGCTTTGAATGTCTTCATAAGCAAGATAGTGGCCATATCCTTGTTCATGCGATTCATTCCATGCTTCTACCTCATCTAAAAGGTCATCAATTTCTTCTTTTTTAGTTGTAGGTATACTCCATAAAGTTGCTTGAGATCCGTTTCTTTTATAGGTATTATAAGAATAACCACTTTTACCCCAACCATTTGTTTCTTTAGAGCATTTCTTCTCTACTTCATTAACAATGGTTTTAGGGATTTTGTATTCTTTATCTTTCCCAACTATCTCAAGTTCAACATCTTCACCTATTTCCATAGGATTCCAGTATTGGACACGGAACTTATACTCTTCTCGTACGTTTACTACTAAGAACATACTCCAGTCACCTGATTTATATTCTGTCATAGTATTTGTATCAGTTCCTGACCAAAATGCCTGCATTTTAGCATGAGAATGCCACCAAACAAACTGAATATCTGTACCATATTTATCTGCCATCTCTATATAGAAATTAGACAATTCATCCTTATCTAAAGTACATGTACCTGCACTGGTTGTTTGCTTTAAGATAACTGGATTTCCTATTTGCCAATCTCCATCTTTATCCATTTTAGCAATAGCCATTCCACCGATCTCATCTCCACATTCAGCCTCTCTGGCTCTTGCATAATTGATTATTTTATCCCAATCACACTTTTGTATGTAAAACATATAGTCTCCTCGACTTATCGTCTATTTTGTTGAGCTATTGCCCAAGTTATCATTTCATCCTGAAGTTCATCTTCAGTTTTATTTTTAGGCGGCACTAAAGGCCACATAGTATTGATCATTTCTTTTAAGACTTCATGTTCATTTCCTGAAGATAAAACCTCTTCTATAAGAAAAACCATATCATCATCAAAGTCATCAAACATTCTAATTATATTGTTATCTAGTAACCAATTAATAGAATCTATTGACAAATCTAGTCTTTTATTACAGAATAGCAATTCATGATCTATTTCAAACCTATCTCTATTGCTATCATTAGTGAAGAAGAATGTTTCAGTTATCCACATTCGATAGCTTTCTGCCTGACTTGCATCTTCCTGATGATTAGGTAAAAGAACTTCATAAGTAATATGATCTTCTTCCCATTGATGGAACAAGCCTTGAAGATTATTGTAATCTATAGTATTCATATACCCAGTACAAGAATCTCTTAGCATGCATTCAACTGCATCACATTGACTTACAGTCATTTCTGGAGAATCAGTATTAGCTCTCTGTCTGTCCCAGCATGCATCAGGCCGATTATGACCAACAACTTCATAATAATCGTCAGTTGACTCCTCTCCCTTTGAATTATATATTTTATGCTTGCCAATACTTGCAAAGCTTATATTGTTCAAAGGACCAGTAACTCCACATTTATATGAACTCATCCAGGATGTTACCCAGTATGAAAAGCTATTAGTATCTAGTTTTAGCAATGTAGTCATTATATCTTTTTGCATTTCACCAGTACAGCAAGCTATCCACCCTTCAATTCTATCTTCTTCAGTCACATTCCATCTTTGTCTAGATATAAAAGGATGCTCTATTCCCCTTACATGAGGCTCAATCTTTCCATTTATCTTAATGTTCCCTTGATTGATTGCAGATTTTGTAGGCTTATACCTTAAAAACTTATCCTCATCTAAATTATTAAATGAATTATTAAACCATTTAGCCATATTTACCTTAAATCTTAAGGAAACCTTACCAAAAGGAATAACACCTATTTCTCTAGTATCATCTGAAGATCCGACAGTTACATCTATGTTAACATCATCTAAATGAATTATAAACTCTACCCAATGATTTGAAAAACATTCATCAGTATTGTTTATTCTTAACTGACTATTAGGGAAAATAGTTGTTAATTTTTCATGAGATTCTTCAATTTTATGCTTAAGAAACTGAAATCTTTCATTTATATCATCAGAATCAGTAAGAAACTCCATTCCTTGAGCTCTTAAAGTTGTTAAAGTATTCTCTATTTCTAGAAGATCTTCTTTCAACCTTTCCTTCATATATCCACGCTCTCTATTGAATATACTATGCATACCACTAGGTCGCATATTCCATCTTAACCATTCAGTATTAAGGATATCTTTAACCTTATTATAACTGCCTGGCTTCCATCTAAATTTAGGAGTAATTCCTAATCTCAAATCTTCATTCCTTACATATCTATGATTAAATCTGTCTATATCTTCTAAGACTTGAGCTTGAGGACCTATATATAAATCCTCCATAACATTTTCGATATTTATATTATATCTTGAGATTTCTACCATTTTTAATCCTCCAGGTTGTGGACATAAGGAAGTGAAGGTCCCACTGCTACGCGGTAGCCTTACATGAACTCGTATCACTTCCTCACGACCTAACTTCTTTATTTACAATTACTTACCGCCAGTTTTATTCGAAGAAACTGCAGCAACATTCATACCATCTTCTAAGACATAGTCATCACTTACAACAGTTCTATTTACATTAATAGTATGACCTTGTAAATCAAGTTCATTTCTTAATGATCCAACTGTTGTTGATTGTACTTCTGTCTCAGCAAACGATGATGAATTGTTCAGTAAATTAATCTTAGGCATAATTAGCCCTCCTATAGGTTGTTAGTTATTAACTTTACTATCTCTGACCTTCTCTTTCCATTCACTCTTAGGAACATAGATCCAGTCTCCAGAAGCCACCAACATAGCAGCCTCCCCATCTCTTTTTCTGAGAATTTCTTTTTTTACGATATTTTTAACGCATTTCATTTATTTTGCCTCCTATCCTATCGTAAATCCGCCAGAATATCTGACAAATTCAGCAAATCTGCTTACATTATCTACGCTAAATGGATAGTTGCTCCAGAATTTAGTTTCTTTATCATCAGATTCCTTTGCTTCTTCTATCTGATATTCCCAATCTTCTTGAAATTCTTTTGCTGTACCATCATTTATTAGCTTATCTAACTTATTAGCAAGTTTATTTGCTTTTGTTTTAGATATTTCATGAAAATCATTATAATGACCAGATTCCATATCTTTCTTAGTCAGTATATCATCACAATATTCACATACAAACATCCACAAAGGTCTCCACCACCATACATTATTTCTAAAGTATATGCCTGGAGTTTCGTCTACATATTTTAAATATGCATTCATTCCATCCTCATCACTAACATCTGGCATATCCATATCTTCAATAAAAGAAGGATGATTAGGACTTAATCCACTTATATCAAATCCCATGATAGCCCTCCTCCCAGTCATCTGGATAATCATCACTATCATCAACATTAGGCATTTGACACAATGAATGTCTTTTTCCGTTTATAGCATCATGAGGAACTTCACAAAGAGGACACATAAATGTGGACATCATATATCTTACATAAGAATCCCATTCTTTATCTGTTAATTGAGTGTCAGCAGCACACCCTATATAATTAGACTGAACCATTTTCACCCTCCTCTTCTATAACTATATCGACAACAGCTGCAATAAATTCATCAGTTGTTGTGACTCCTTCCCAATGTAGTTCTACTAACTTAATTATAGAATCTACCTTGTCTTGCAATTGATGAAGCAAGGCATCCTTATCGAACGCCTCACTTCTTTCTGGACTCATGCTCATTATTTCTCCCTCCTTATCAACACCCAACCTATGACAGTCAGTGTTAGCAAGGATTCGAAAGGATGATCTTGAATCCAGAATTTAAATGGCCACCATAGAAAAGAATTATCTGCAAAGAAATTCCTAAATAATGCCCAAGTAATAAACAACATAGCTGTTATCCAACTATGCTTGAAAAACCTAATAATAGGCTTTAAAAGTGCTAAATGTTTCATTGTTGTCCTCCACATTTATAATTTTTTGCCCTTTTTGTCTTTTATAACAACTTCAGTGTTTCCATTCTCAATGGTAGGCTTTAACCATCCAAGAATCTCTTGAACTACTGATGCTTTTGACTCATCTCTAACAAATACTTTAGAAACAAGATCTCTGAACTTTACTGGATTCATAAACCCTCCTAAAAGTTTCCATCTGCAACTTGCAGACATGTTAATCCAAGACCATTACGCCACATATCAACTACTTGATTACGATCATCAAACACATATCTTACATCATATTTGCCTTCAATGTGTTCTTTATACATATCGTATTTGACATAACAGTCTTTATTGTGATTACCTTCTTCTCTCAAATGAAGATCCCATCCCCAATCTGTACTCGTCCCAAAGTTTTGAGTAATCCACTCATAAGTGAGGTGATATGTACTCTTGTACGGCGAGCCAGGTGAAAATGTCTTATCTTCCCTTGCTGAAAAGAATATTAACTTGTAACGCCACCCTTCTATGATAGACTTAACAACTTGAGCAACAGGTTTATTCAACCTATCACTAAATGCTTTTTCATATTCAAAAGGACTTCTTCTCTTGAAATTCATCAAAGCTATAGTTCCATCTATATCACATAACACAGCAGGTGTCAATTGGTTATTTGTCATGATATTCCTCCTCTAAAACTAATTTAGATTTTTCTAACAATTCTTTAATTTCAGGATCATGATTGGGCGATATTAACCACATCGTGTCAACCCATTCTTTTATTAATGCTACACAAGCATCAAGTCTCATTTGCAGGCTAGATATTGCTGCAGAAGACTCTTTTGATATCTTTCTCATAAGACATCCTCCGAATTTAATTGATTAAAGGTTTCAATAAGGTGAGACTATCCTTATTAATTGAGTGTCTTTGGAGTCATTATCCCACAGGGTTCTCCTCTTTGTCCACTATCTTTTGGATAGTATCACTCAAAGCTCAGTAGTTATAGACTACCACTCTTATCGACTAAGTTATCTCAACAACTAGTAACAACTCTCTAAATGTGCCCACCTAGATAGCGCTTTCATCATTAAACATACATACCTTGAGGGTAATATATGCACTCTGTTCATAAATGCAGAGTCTTAGAGCTCTTTGCTCTTAGTCGTGATGGTTATTTTTCATGTTATTTTATTTTACAAGATAACAGTAAGTATGACAAGTCACTCATCAATGAAGCTCACTATCCTTTTGAGATAATAAATACTCCACTTGTCACTACAACAATATCCTGGTGAGATATCATCATGATACTTCTGGTGTTGCCCTTTATCACTAAAGGATTAACCATTGTATTGGATAACAGCCTAACCACCATAGTTCAGCTTAATATCCTACACCTTATTCTATTGCCTGTTACCAGACTCAAGAGTAATACCATATACTCTACAGTTTATCTTATGCACTAAGACTTACTGCGTAGATGCTTGTATCCCTGGACTATAAATACTGTAAACAGCATTATAGCGCCTTTCATTGTCTCAGGAAACAATTACTAGACTTTGGGCATATTACTATGCTTATCCTTGTATTTTATATGCGATGTGATACCACCACATAATTTAGTTGCGGGTTCTGGAGTCGAACCAGATGTCTCTTGGTTATGAGCCAAGCGTCTAAACCGTTTTACCCCCCCGCATCAGAAATCATTCCCATTTACCATAAATAATAAACAATGAGAAGCCAGTCAATATGACTATCAATATAAAGATCAGAGAGACCATTTGTATCCTCCTTTCTTTAATATCTTTCTAAGAACATCCCAGTCTTTAATTTGTTTCTGTCTAGCTATTATTTGAAGATGATAAATATATTCTTCCTTTTCTATATAGCATTTGAAAACACCATCTGGGTTGATAACCTTTTTAAGCTCAACATCTAACATGTCAATAACTTTCCAAAGGTCAGGTATATGGTCATCCCATTGAGTACACCAATCATTCAATAGATATCCCATATAACCACGGTAATTAAACATTTGATGTTCTTTATTCTTATCCATAAAGACTATGCAATTACCAAACTTCTTGAGATACATCTTTACTTTATGTATTTTAGGTATCTCTTTGCTGTTATGCATTATCAGCTTCATTCATTCTCCAATCAGGACTAGCCTGAGTTAGTTGTATAAAATGATTTAAGGCATCAGATCTATTGGGCGTTTCAGATACCTGCAGTGAGAGTTCCCTTTGGTTTCTCGTATCATCAACTACCTCGTAACAGGGTTCATTACTCCCCAACCCAATGCCTAGGTCGCAAATTTTAGTTAGTTTATGGCACTAACAAAGCCCTTAAAACACCACTCTATGTGTGGTATGAGTCTATATATATATTACCCAAAGAAATGCGAGAATGCTTTCTCATATGCTTCACCGAAAGACTTAGCACTGGATACATGTACACCATAGACTTGCCCTATGCTATTTGCAAAGAGCCAATGAACATCTGTAATTCCAAGATAACTCATTATCTTTTCTCCTTATTACGTTTGTTAACAAAATAATACTAAGAAAAAAGGGAGAGTTTGTTGATTAGGACAAGGCTCTCCCAAACCTCAACAACCACAATCCGAAGCACTTTACGGAGTTGTAGTTGTACCGCTTCCACTAGACTGAGTCTGTAACGCTTGGATAGTAGCCTGAGCTTGTTGCAATGCAGCCTGTAATGTTTGCATTGTATTATTTATGTGCTTAGGATCATCTATCTTAGGAGCCTTAGTTAATGTCAAGGCTAGATTGATCTTATCCTCTGCAGGCATAAATCTCAGGGCATCTACCGCCTCAGTTTGTACAGCGTCATAAAATGCTGTTGTTACAATCTGATTGCGCTCTAGATTCAGGTTCATGAAGCTGCCACCTTTCGTTTTTACGAAGTCGCACCTCCTTTCTTTAGTTAAAGAAACAAAACCTAAAAAACCCAAAAAAACTACAAAAAACCAAATCAAAAATAACTAAAAAGCGATAGCAGAAAATCCCCGTAAGGGGTCACCACTTGTATATAACAGCACACGATAAAATGCTATAATTTTTAAAAGTAATGTTGTATATTACATGTCTTATGAGTACTATTATTGTAAAATGTTTAGGTTGCACAAATGACGTATATGCTGTAAATTGCAGGTATACATGTCAGTATTGTGGATTTCAAGGGGGCTGAGCTGAGGTAACGAGTCAGGATGGCCCGAATAAAAGGAGAGAAGATGAAGAAAAAGAACACAAACAAGCCGACAAACAAGGATATATTAGCGGAGATAAGCTATCTAGGTCAAAGATTAATGTCACTAGGAATAGTGGTAGACAATCTAGCGAAAATATTTGATCTATATATATCCTTTAAAAAGGACAAGAAAAAGTTTGAAAAGTTCTTAAAAGATCAAGCTGAAAAGATGAGAGAAATCGAAGAAAAAGAGGCTAAATAATTTAGGATTTAGTGCTGAGAGTATTTTGGCATTTTTCAAGTTTTTAAAAACATAGCCTAAGTTATTGTTATTATTAGATTTACAAAAAATAAAAAAACTCTTGATTCTTAATAGTAGGCTTAGTAAACTAGTGCACTAATTTGTAATTATAAGGAGGTGTTAAATGGCTTTAAAAGAATATGTTTTAACCATTGTTTATGACACCGAGAGTGATGAAATAGAGTATATACAAGAGTATACATCAGGAGATGATGCTCCTGTACTGATACCTTATCCAGATAATATAGAAGTAGATGATAAATACTGGAAGATGGTTAACACTAATGAGGTAGCAGAATCATAAATCGCTTGCGCGATTTTCTTACTCGCTTCGCTCGCGCAACTTAGATAAAGGTTTTAGATAAAGGGGGAAGGATGAGTTTAGACGGATGGTCTATAAAAAAGTTTGTTCAAGAGAAGTTAAAGGAGTTTGATAGCTACCTATTAACTATTGGAAAGAAAGTTTTAATATTAGAAAAGAAGATGGATATACTTAAGGAGGAGTTATGCCAAGTAAGCAAAAATGCTCAGTCTTCCCAAAAGGAAGCAAAGCCTACAAAGACTGCGTCGGCTACAAAGGTAAGTTCGCAAAAGGGAAAAAAGGTGGCAAAATCAAAGATAAAGCCCCATCAAAGCCAACAGGTAAGGTAAGGAAGATGTACCAATAATGAAGGAGGGATACCATCGCTGACCACATTCAGGAAAAGTTCATCGGGTCGATGAAAAGCATAAACTCTCAAATGGCGATAAGGTTATGGGAGATATCACCCCTAATTTTGAATTTAGGTTTCCCAAAGTCAGATATAAAGAAGGAAAATAATGGCTAATCAAATTAGAATAAAGACATCAGTAGAAATAGTGAAAGACAACTCTGTTGTAGATTCAGGCAGCTCTGCTGGTGATTACACGGTTGAAAGTATAGACGCTCATGCTAATGACCGTAAATGGGGTGGAAAATATACTGTTGCTCAAGCCTATGCTAATAATAAAGTATGCTCCTGGAATGGGGTAGTTGTATCTGCAACTTCTGCAGACGGATTAAACAACAGTGATTGGACAGAAGCAACTACTCTTAGAGGAAACATCCCAGATAATGTATATGTAATAGCTGTAGAGTATGTAGAGACTTTAGGGACTGTAGCAAGTGTTTCTGTTACTATAGGGAGTGAAGTTCATGCTATTTTAACAAAAGGAGAGTCTGTAGTAATACCTTTAGCTGCGGGCGAGGCCGTTGCTAATGTAAAGGT